GGCGCATGCGTCGGCGAAACTAATCGGATTGGCAGATGAGGTCTCTTGATGGCGTTGTGGTATGGTGATTGCTTATGGCTGTTGGCAGACCACCCAAGCCCGTTGAGCAGAAGCGCAGGATTGGCAATCCTGGTGGTCGCAAACTTCCCACGCTGACAGTCGTGCCTATGCCAACTGTTGATGACCACAGGATTCCCGAACCTCATCGTCCGTTGATGAAGAAGCCTGATGGCAGTCCCGGGGCTGGCGGTCAACTTTGGCAACTTGTCTGGGAGTCTGCATCGCCTTGGTTGCGTCGTGACATGGATGTTGAGTTGGTGATGCTTGTGTGCGAGCAGACCGATGAGCGCACATTGCTACGAGACAGGATGTTCCGCATTGGTCTTGATTGGCGTGAGCGTGCTGCGCTTCGTGCGCTTGAGAAACAGATTGCATCTAACTTGGCGCAGTTAGGGTTCACACCAACGGACAGAGCCAGACTCGGTATCGCATCAACATCAACAGACGCACTACAAACATTCCGTGACAAAGTCTCAGCGAAGCGCACTACTGCCAAGTAAGGCGTGGTCGCCCACATACTTCGTTCCACGCAAGACACGAAGCACAGACGGTGACTTGGTTGCACAGTTCGCAGAGCAATGGCTGACCGTCACCAAAGGCGTGATGGCTGGTGCGCCATTGCAGTTCACAACATGGCAGAAGTGGATGCTCAATGGGCTGCTTGAGCGTCGTGATGATGGCAGATTGCGCTTTCGTCGTGCGCTGATTGGACTTCCACGCAAACAAGGCAAGTCATTGATGGGTTCTGCGCTTGCGCTCTACGGTCTGTTTGCTGGCGAGCCCGGTGCCGAGGTCTACTCGGCGGCAGGTGATCGCCAGCAGGGTCGCATTGTGTTTGGTGAAGCCAAGGCTCAGATTCTTGCGTCACCAATGCTGTCGTCGGAGTGCAAGGTCTATCGGGATGCGATTGAGGTGCCACGCTTCGGCGCTGTCTATCGTGTGCTGTCAAGCGATGGCAAACTGCAGCAGGGCTTGAACCCATCGTTGGTCATCTTTGACGAGTTGCATGTGCAGCCCAACGACGACCTGTGGGATGCGTTGACGCTTGGCTCGGGCGCACGACAAGACCCGTTGGTGGTTGGCATCACCACCGCAGGCTTTGACTTAGACACGCTCTGTGGTCGCCTCTACAACTACGGCAAGTCCGTATCAACAGGCGAGATGGATGATGAGACCTTTGGGTTCTATTGGTGGGAAGCCAAAGCCGACTGCGACATTGCAGACCGCAGCCAATGGAAGCGTGCCAATCCCAACCTTGCACAGCATCTGCTTGACCCCGAGGACATGGAAGTTGCCATGAAGCAGACGAGCGAGATGGCGTTCCGCAGGTTCCGTCTCAATCAATGGGTGCGCACACAAGAGTCTTGGTTGCCTGTTGGCGCATGGGAGAGACTGCTTGGAGACGCAACACTTGACCCCGACCTGCCATGTTGGGTTGGGATTGACATGGCGTTGAAGCACGACAGCATCGCAGTCGTCGTCGCACAGCCCCGGGATGACGGTCGCATTGCAACACAGGCACGCATCTGGCATCCAGACATGGGCGCCATGGATGTCGCAGAGGTAGAAATGCACCTACGCCACCTGCGAGACACCTTGACGGTGCAAGAGTTCGCATACGACCCAGCGTTCTTCCAACGCAGCGCAGAGGCGCTCTACGACGATGGATTGCCAATGGTGGAGTTCCCGCAATCAAGCCAACGCATGATTCCAGCCTGTGGCACGGCATACGACCTCATCGTGCAAGGCAAAGTCATCCACGATGGTTCGCCAATGTTCACAGACCAAGTCCTGTCTGCAGCGCAGCGCATGACGGACAACGGATGGCGGCTCTCCAAAGGTAAGTCAAGGCGTAAGATTGACGCAGCCATTGCATTGTGCATGGCGTTAGACCGAGCAACACGCAGAGCCACTAGCACGGTCCTGCCTACGATAGAGAAAGTATGGTGACGACATGGCGCTGAGGTGGGTATCAAAGAGAGAGCAACGGGCGCTCCCGACCAACATTGACCCGTACCAGATAACGGCTCGCCCTCTGTTCCAGAACTACACAGGCGAGGTCATCAACGAAGTCAATGTCTTTGCATCCGCAGCGATGATGGCTGCCATCACAATCCTTGCCGACTCCGTTGCCACGATGCCGTTGGAGTTGTTTGAGGAGCAGGACAACGGCCGTCTACGCAGACTGCCAACTCCCGATTGGCTACGCAGACCCAACGACGAGCAACTGCAGTTTGACTTTGTGCATCAAGCAGTCGCAACACTTGCCATTCATGGCGTTGACTTCATCTACGCACCATCAGACCGCAACGGTGTCCCGTTGGAGATGCGCAATCTCAATCCGTTGGCAGTCAAACAGATTCACAACGACGATGGCACAATCCAGTATCAGGTTGGCAAAGGCGTAGAGACCTTTGACCGAGAGACCATCCGACAGGTTGATTGGCTGCGCTTGCCGGGACACATGCGAGGCATCGCCCCGATTGATGCTCTGCGCAACATCATTGGCACGGACATCTCAATCAACAGGTTCTTGGCTGCGTTCTACGGCGATGGCGCAACGCCATCAAGCGTGCTAGAGACCGACCAACAACTCACGCCCGACCAAGCACAGATTCTGCGTGACACATGGACTGACATGCATTACAAGACACGCAAGCCAGCCGTGCTGGCAGGTGGACTCAAGTGGAAGCCTGTGCAGGCAAGCGCATCGGACATGGACACCATGGCACATCGTGAGAGCATTGTGCGTGACATAGCCCGCGCTTACCGAATCCCATTGCACCTCATGATTGGTACGGGCGGCGACTCGCAGACCTATCAGAATGTTGAATCCGCTGGAATCAACTTCGTGCGCCACACACTCCTTCCATACATGCGTCGTCTTGAGGGAGCAATCAGCGAGATACTGCCAATCGGATTGATGGTTCGCTTCAACGCAGATGAGTTGATGCGTGGAGACCTTGCAACTCGTGTGCGTGCGCACCAAGTCCAGATTGCAAGCGGCACACTCACACCTAACGAGGCACGGCATGTTGAAGGTCGTGAGCCGTATGACGGTGGCGATAAGTTTGTGCTCAACCTGCCCGGTGCGCCAATGGCAGGAACTCCTGACCTACCCAACCTTGGCACAGATGAGGAGCGCCCAGCATGAAGTCCACCGCAGTCACCGTAGGCACAACGCCAATACTTATCGTCGCTGCCGACAATAAGAATCGTGTTATTCTGCTTCACGCATCAAGTGGCAGCGCTTATTTAGGCAACAGCACAGTCACAGATACAACAGGTCTGCACTTGATGAACAACTCAACACTAGAAATCCATCTACCTCTTGGTGAGACTCTGTATGGTGTAGCAAGTTCAGGTACAACCAATGTCCGTGTGTTGACGCCAGACGCAGATTGACATGCCGTACTACATCTCAGACAAACAAGACGACTGCTCTGGATGGGCAATGCTCAAACAGAACGATGACGGCTCTTACGAGTCAATGGGTTGCCACGCAACCAAACAAGAGGCGATTGACCACATGATTGCAGCAGCCGTGAACACAGATGGCGAGGCAATGGGCGAACTCAACAGTCGCTCAGAGATTCGTCAAGTCAATCTGACGCCACCTGCCTACATGCGTGCAGCAGCACGCCGAGGAATCAAACTGCACGAAGAAGGTCTGTCTGGCGATGGCGTTCGCCCACAGACTGTTGAGGATGCACGCAAGATGGCAGCAGGCACAGTCACAGAGGAGAAGTGGCGCAAGATTGGTCCTTGGATAGCACGCCACATGGTTGACTTAGATGCCGTTCAAGGCGACGAGATTACCCCGGGGCTGGTGGCTCACCTGCTGTGGGGTAGCGGTCCAACGAAAGAGGATGCAAGACGAGCAATGGAACATGCCAACAATGTTGTCGCCAAACTTGATGAGGAACGGGAAGCCATGGTGATGGCTGACGACATGGAGACCGACGAGCGACCAGAGTTGGGCGTGTCGGACTTGCGTGAACTGCCAGATTCGTACCAAGAGGCATCTGACCCAAGCAGGTCTTGTGGCACATGCGAATACTTTGACAACGAGCGTTCATGGTGCGAGCGATACATGGCTGGATGCCAAGCCAACATGGTATGTGAGTCATGGGAAGCAGACGAGGACGACGAGATGGAGATGAACCATTGGGTAGTTGCACATGGCGAGAAACGCAGCGTCGCCTACAGCAACCTTGAACTCCGTGCCGAAGGCGATGGCAAGACCTTGGTTGGTTATGCGGCAGTCTTTGACAGCCCGAGCGAGCCTCTGCCTTGGACAGAGTTCGTGCGCCGAGGCGCATTCACCAAGACCATCAAAGATGGCGCAGATGTGCGTCTGTTGATTGACCACGAAGGTGTGCCATTGGCACGCACCAAGTCCGGCACGCTTCGCCTAGCCGAGGACGACACGGGTCTGCGCATTGAAGCCAGCCTTGACGAATCAAACCCAGACGCAGCCAAACTGCTCTCCGCAATGCGTCGTGGCGACATTAGCCAGATGAGTTTCGCCTTTGAGACAGTCAAAGATGCGTGGTCGGATGACCGTCGCACTCGCGAACTCAAAGAGGTGCGCCTCTACGATGTAAGCGTCGTCACCTACCCTGCCTACGAGCAGACGATGGTGCAACTACGCAACAAGCAGTCTGCTGATACAGACACCGCTACATTGAAGTCACCGTCGCTGGCGTTGCGACGGGCGCAGTTAGCAATCCAACGCCACAAGACAAGCCGTTCGTCAGCCGACTAAGTCACTGAGAAGAACACTTGGGCAGCCAAGCAAACAACTACAACAGGAGAACAACTCTCATGGCAATGTCCGAAACACTCAAAGAGAAGCGCAGCAGCCTGCTGTCGGAAGCGCAGTCCATTGTGGACGCAGCCGAAGCAGAGAAGCGTGACCTCACCGCCGACGAGGATGGCAAGATTGCCGATGCCCTCAAGGCAGCATCCGACCTTGACGGTCAGATTGCCAAGCACGAAGAACTTGAGGCTCGCACCGCAGCCGCCAAGGCAATCCGCAAGGAACAAGGCGTGGCAGTCGTCAAGGCTGAGCCTCGCACCTACACGCAGCGCAGCGGACACTCGTTCATCAGCGATGCATACCGTGCGCAGTTCAACAACGACTACGCAGCGCAGGAGCGCCTCGCCCGTCACATGCGTGAGGAGCAGGTCGAGCGTCGTGATGTGACCAGCAGCAACTTTGCTGGACTCATCGTTCCGCAGTTCCTGACCGAACTCGCAGCGCCGTTTGCTCGTGCAGGTCGCCCGTTGGCTGACCGTGCTCGCAAGCACCAACTGCCTGCAGATGGTCTGACCATCAGCATCTCCAAGGTCACGACTGGCTCGG